CTAAAAAAGTCTATGCATACTACCTAATACAGCAAAAACTTTTCGAATCATACTAACAGGTATGTCTTGTTCTCTATATTCTGGGCTTTTGTTAGTTGGTATTAAGCGTACGAATCCCTCTTTGTCTGACATTCGAATACGTTTTACAGTACGATAGTCGTCTGTAATAATTCCATATATTTCTCCAGATGGCAAATATTCTATTGGCGAGGTCATTTCTTTCATAGCAATAAAATCACCGTTGTTTAATTCTGGTTCCATAGAATGTCCCGTAATATTACACCATATTACGCCTGGCTTATTATAGGGTTCAAAGTTAATGTAATAGTCAGGGTTTCTTGTTTGGTCATTAAAAACTATATCAAATCCGCCAATGAAATCTACATTATAATATGGAGCACCTTTGTATTTATAGTTAATCTCCGGCAAAATTTCTTCTTTCTCTTTTTGTGAGCAGGAGGTAATTCCTGTTAGAAGCCAATTGAAATCGATTCCTTCACATTTTGTGTATATGGCATCTATGTCAAAAGTAAGTCTGTTATACCAATTTGTAATAGTATTGGGAGCCACACCTAAAAAACGTGCTAAATCTGCATTGCCTCTTAATGAGTAATGCTCTTTGATTCGATCTAAAACAGCAGACTTATCGAGATTTTTTCCCATAATGTGAAATTTTTCTTGTTTTTATTTTGATTATTCCCATTTTGTGTGTAATATTGCAGTGTATTCAAAATATGAACACGCTTCAAAGATATGAAAAGGCGGCCATATAAACGAATATTAGAAGTAAAACTTAAAAATGGCAAAGGATATGAATGACGAGATTAAAGAATGGCAGACACAAAGCGTGAAGCACAAAGTCGCTTACGTGTTGATGATGGACGGTATCAGTTTCAGATACACTGAAGAGACCGGGATTGTGTTTTCCGCTCCCGATTTTTATGTAAAGAATCTTATCCGGCGCTTGATGAGCTGCTACGGCGTGAGTTTGAAACCGATTATAAACGAATATAAATAAGAAACGATGAAGGCAAAAGTGATTATCGCTCAGGCGACGGCAGAAACAGTCGGATTTCTTTACGAACTGGTTAAGAGGATGGCAGAGAAAACGGCTATCAAGGCTTATCCGAGTGTGGACTATCAAGCCGTGTTCTTCCCGGTAGATAAACACGACCTGTCTTTTGTGAAGCGGGTATTGGCAGATAGGGACTTTCTTTTTAAGGTGGAAAATGCTGAATAATAACATTAAAAATTAAGTATATGAAAGTAATTCGAAAGTCAGGTAACCGTAATAGTTGGCAAGAAATGGATATCGAGAGCCGTCAGGCCGTGTATTTAGCGGAACGATTGGTAGAGGATAAACGCGGCGTAGAAACCGGAGGTAAACGCTACAACAACTGTACGCTGGAGATACGCTATGGAAACAATATCTATAATACACAGATTGACATAGTGGATAACGACGGCTTGGTAATAGCCTTCTACTCCGATGGCTATTTCTACGACAGTACATGTAAGCAACAAGTGGAATTATTCTAAGGCAAATAGATTGTGGGTTAGGACAGCCCGGAAAGATGGGCGGGCGATTAGTTCAGGCAGGTAGAACAGGCGAAACTTATCCATAGAAGCCATTGTCCCCGGTTCGAATCCGGGATCGCTCACAAGTAAGTAACAACAATAACGGATTAAAACAGATATAGAAATGAAGAGACGAATCATAGTTGAGCATGGGGAGGTAAAGCGGATCGCTTTACTGATGAACTGCACCTACGAGATGGTGTCGCATTCGCTGGCTTACCGGAAGGATACCAAGCTGGCGAAGGCGATCCGGAAAATGGCTTTGACGCGTGGTGGTGTCGAAGTGGGTGACGAACCGGTAAATGATACAAGCCATGAGGAAGAATTCGTTAAAACCGTTTGAAGGTGAATTTGTCTGGTGGCACACCCTTACCGGAAAAGAAAAGCTGTATGTCGTTTACTTCCTGCTCAGTTTTACCTTGATGGCGGGATTGACGGACGGCAATTCGATTTGGGTGATGTTTTTGGCAGTATTGAATTTCGGCAATTCCGTGCGGCTGATAAAAAGAGTGCCGATAGACAAACTGGAAGATTTTTAGTAAGCAAAACAGCTGAGTGATGGAATATTTCGAAAACGAACTATGTGTAACCTATGAGGAGCTTACCTCTGGCGATGATCCTGTTATAAAGTATAGTACTTTAAACAGCAACATCACCAGAAAAAGAATCCGAACCGCCAAACGTGGCGGTGGCGAAGGTTCCTGCGCATTGATTATCTATTCCTCGCTCCCTGAAAAATACAAGGCCCGTTATGTGGCGAAATATGGTGATCCGGTAGAAGCATTAAAATTACAACGTATGAGAAACAGGGTGAAAATAGACGAAAAGGCAAGAGAGTTTTACGAGGCGTTCAAATACGACATGAACGGTGTTCAAACAGGGCTTAGCAAAAAACTGATAGCAGAATATACTTTGAACGCTTCGGTGTTGAATACCTTGGTGTGTGACTTGGAAGATAAGGCGACCAACCGGAAGATGTTAGGCAACAGCCTCAATACTTTGTGGGAATGTGTCGCCACCACCAGCGAGAACTTGCGCGAAATCTATGGTCATACCCTGCCGGAAAACCTTGCGCGACTGAGGGGGAAAATCCGATGTTACAAATTACAGGGATACCCTTCCCTTATCTCCGGCAAGGTAGGCAACGCCAGTACGTTGAAAATAACCGAGGAGGCAGGTCGTTTCCTGATCGCCTTGAAGCGCAGCCGGGTTCCGGTTTATACCGACTCACGGATATTCGAGGAGTATAACCGGGTGGCACCGGAAAAAGGCTGGAAAGAACTGAAGAGCAAACGCAGCCTGACGATGTGGTTTAACCGCCCGGAGATACAGCCGCTTTGGTGGGACGCCGTACATGGCGAGATGTCGGCGCACCAGCGTTTCGGCCGCAAGCACCGTACGGAACTGCCCTCACGCCGCGACACGCTTTGGTATGGCGACGGTACGAAACTGAACTTGTATTATCAGGACGAGAACGGGGATATGCGCACCACGATGGTGTACGAGGTGGTGGATGCCTACAGCGAGGTGCTGCTGGGCTATTACATTAGTGATCACGAGAACTTCGAGGCACAATATAACGCCTACCGCATGGCCGTCCAGGTTAGCGGGCACAAGCCTTACGAGATCGTGCACGACAACCAGGGCGGACATAAGCGGCTGGAGAAGGAAAAGGGAAAGAAAGAGCCGGGTTTCTTTGATCTGATCTGCCATGTGCACCGCCCGACAGCCCCCTATAGCGGGCAAAGTAAGACGATAGAGAGCATCTTTAACCGTTTCCAACAACAGGAATTGAATAAGGACTGGCGGTTTACCGGTATGAACATTACCGCCAAAAAGGAGAGCAGCCGTCCGAATTTGGAGTTTGTCGAGGCGAACAAGGACAAACTTTTCACTTTGGAGGAACTGAAAGCCCACTACGCTGAAGCACGCAAGGCCTGGAACGAGGCCAAACATCCGGCGACCGGGATTCCCCGCATTGAGATGTACGAAAAAAGTGTAAACGAGGAGACGGACGTGGTGACGGTCTATGACATGGTGGATATCTTTTGGATATGGACGAAAAAGCCTGCCACCTTCACTGATTCGGGCATAGAGATCACCATCGGCGACAAGAAACTGCCTTACGAGGTGTACGAGCGTCCCGGCGTGCCCGATCATAAATGGCGCATGAAAAATACCTATCGCCGGTTCTATGTCAAGTATGATCCGAACGACCTTCGCGGTATTCGCCTGTATTGGGAGGACAATGCCGGTGGCCGGCGGTTCGAACGGGTGGCCGAGCCTTATATGGTCATCCATCGTGCCTTGCAGGACCAGACGGAGGGCGAGGCCGCCTTTATACGTCGGGAACAGGAAGCGAACATTCAGGATCGTATCGACCGTCAGGTGATTGCCAAAGAAATAGAATATGCCTACAATGTAGCTCCGGAACAGCACGGTCTGAGTACACCGAAACTGAAAGGTGTAACCGCCGAGGTGCAACGTGAAATCGACCGCCGTACAGGGAAGTATAGCCGGAATCCGGAAGAATATCGTATCGGTCGTGCGACTAAGAAAGCCAGCCTCCTTACCTGGGATCAACTGAAGGAGAATAAGGTTGTTGACATGCGCAAGGTGGCAGGCAAACTGTAAAGCAAGAAATTATAATCTATAAAATATAAACGATATGAACGAACTAAGTACCAAAGAAAAGGACGTGATCCGCGAGGCACTCCGGACATACGTCGCCAAATATCCGAGCCAGAACAAGGCAGCTGGCAGCTTGAAGAACACCAGTGTCGGCACGATCAGCAGTATCATGAACGGCAAGTATGAGAATATCTCGGACGAGATGTTCCGTAATATCGCCTCACAGGTAGGCTGTCGGTCGAAAGATACCGGCTGGCAGATCGTGGAGACGTCCGCCTATCAGGAAATCCGTTATGCGCTGGATGATGCCCAGCGCTGGCGTAACGTGACGTGGGTGGTCGGCGAGGCTGGATGCGGAAAGACGACGACGGCACGCCTTTACACGGAAGAGCACAAGGAGGTTTTCTATATCCTTTGCTCCGAGGACATGAAGAAGGGCGATTTCGTGCGTGAGATCGCCCAAAAGGTCGGGATCAAGACGGACGGGCACAATATCCGTGAAATCTGGGGCCTGATCCTGGACGACGTGATACAGATGGATGCGCCGCTTTTGATCTTCGATGAGGCGGACAAGCTGACCGAGCCGGTGTTCCATTATTTCATTAGCATGTACAACAAACTGGAGGACAAAAGCGGAATCGTTTTTCTTTCCACCGACTACATCAAAAAGCGCATCAACCTCGGTTTGCGTCACCAGAAACCCGGATATAAGGAGTTTTTCAGCCGTATGGGGCGTAAATACTTCGAACTGGAGGAAACGACTGCCGGCGATGTTTACTCCATCTGCGTGGCCAACGGAGTACAGGATAAGAAGAAGATCGAGGAGGTGATCCGGGATGCCGAGCCGTGCGATTTCGACCTTCGCCGCGTGAAGAAAGCAATCCATCGGGCCAAACGGATGGGTGAGTAAAACAGCGTTTTAATAACATTCAAACACCGTTCAAAAGATATGAAACGAGCATTGAGCGTCCGGGATATACTGGACAAAAAATATAATACTTTCCCCTTCGAGGGAAAATGGAAGGAGGCGTTCGGAACACCGGAGCGTGTCGGCGTGTGGTTTATCTGGGGAAACAGCGGTAACGGTAAGACGTCGTTCGTCATGCAACTTTGCAAGGAGCTTTGCAAGTATGACCGGGTAGTTTACAACAGTCTGGAAGAGGGCGCGTGCCTGACGGTACAGAACAACCTGAAGATGCACGGCATGTCGGAAGTAAGCCGTCGGCTGGCATTCATACAGGAGGACATGGAAGCGTTAAAAGCCCGCTTACGTCGCCACAAGAGTTACAACATCGTGGTGGTTGACAGCTTCCAGTACACCCGCATGAGTTACCGTGACTACATCGCGCTGAAAGAAGCCTTCCCCGGCAAGCTGTTCATCTTCATCAGCCATGCCAAAGGCAAGAACCCGAAAGGCGATGCGGCCGAAAGCGTGATGTATGATGCCACGCTGAAAATATGGGTCGAGGGAGGAAAGGCTTTCAGCAAGGGACGGTTTATCGGTAAGACCGGCGAATATGTCGCCTACCCGAGGCTGGCCGAGGAGTATTGGAGTGACAATGGGACAAAAGCGGTGAGCCATGAATAAGAAAAAGATTTACCAGTTAGGCATGGAGCCGCAATACGCCGCCCATGTGATCCTGCTCTGGAACGAAGGCGAATACCCCTGCGATATCCGGGTACGGCGTGCCAAGACCGCCGGTCTGATAGTTGTCGAGGTCGAGGAACTGGAACTGGCTAATAAAATCGTGAACGTCACCCGTTGCAAGGTGGCGATAAAAGAAGTCGAACAATCTAAATAACCGGATCATGAATGAAGTGATAGAAGCAATCGTAAATGACGCGGTGGAAAGGGCAATGGCATTTTCACCTTGTGACCAATCATTCATTTACAGCGAAGTCTCAGATCGCCTGTCGGATTTATCGCATACGGCACTGATAACCGAGTACGGATTTAAAGAGGAGGACTTCGAATGAGTAGGAATTATGCACGTTTTTATACCCTCCTTAACCGTTTGCCTACAGAGGATAAGGACGAATTGAAAGCCTCGCTGGTCAGCCAATACACCGGAGGACGCACCGAATCGCTCCGGGAAATGACCTATAACGAGTACGATGCCATGTGCGAGGACATGCAGCGTATGGATGAGAATTACAAGGCGCGGGAAATCTACCGTGAGCAGCTACGGCAGAAACGCTCCACGGTGCTGAAGTTGATGCAAAAGCAGGGTATTGACACGACCGACTGGAACCGGGTGGATGCCTACTGTCAGAATCCCCGGATCGCGGGCAAGAAGTTTGCCCGGCTGACGACAGAGGAACTGGATACGGTGGCCATCAAGCTGCGGATCATTCAAAGGAAAGACAGGGAAAAGAACACGGATTATTCACAACTAAATTAATTAAAGCTATGACAGAAGAAAGAAAAGCCGTTGAAATGACGGACGAAGAACTGAAACAATTCGAGGCGTTCAAGGCAGAACAGGCCGCCAAGCGAGCCAAGGAACAGGCCAAACGTGACCGCGAGGCCTACAAGGAACTGGTGGACGAAACGATCGAGGAGGCGATCCCGGACTTGCAAGCGGTAAGCGACTGCATCAAGACCGTGAAAAACGGCGTACTGAATAACTTCCGCCGCGTGATCGACATGAAGTCGGAAGTCTTGAAGTTGAAAAAAGACGGCCAACGCACGGACACCTTCACCAATTCCGCTGGAGACAAGCGTATCACCGTAGGGTATTATGAAACCGACGGCTACCGCGACACGGTGGAGGACGGTATCGCCATCGTGAAGGAGTATATCGAGGGGCTTGCCGACAACAAGAAAACGAAGGCACTCGTAAAAATGGTACTCCGCCTGTTGGCCCGTAACGCGCAAGGAACGCTGAAGGCAAGCCGTATTGTCCAGCTTCGCAAGATAGCCGAGGAATCGGAAGACGAGCGTTTCATGGAAGGCGTGCAGATCATCGAGGAGGCCTACCAGCCGGCCATCAGCAAACAGTTTATCCGGGCCGAGATAAAGAACGATAACGGGGCATGGATAGCGATACCGTTAGGAATGACAGAGGCATGAAGGTAAAATCTGCCACCCTTACCCCCGGCTACTGGATATATGTCTGTCCCTGCGACTTTCAGTATTCGGTTTGTCGGGTGGATAAAACAGAGGGGAAATGGCTGGTATATTGTTTCAAATGCAAACAATCCAATGGAAAATATCACAAGATTATGGTAGAAAGAATAGAATTTTCTAAAAACTGGAACGGGAAATTGAACGGCGATAGCTTCACAACCATGAGGCTGCATGATCCCGTGAAATATTGCGTCGGTGCCGTCAAGCAGATTTACTTGAAGGGCATCTGGAAGGGGAATGCCCGGATCATAGACGTGAAACGCATCCACCTTTCGGATATAAACTTGTTCGTCTCGAAGTTGGACATGGGCCTTTCGGCGGAAGATTGCAGGCAGGCGCTTCGCGCCATGTACAAGCATCGCCCGGTCAATTGGGAAACCCAGCTGATCGACCTTTGCCTTCTGGAATACCTGAAGGAATCTAAAGAACCGGGATTGTTCCCGTGTCAGGAAGGGGAGGTGAGAGTATGAGCAGGAGCGTACAATCGATCGATCTTTTTATTGACAAATACACCCCCAAGACGGAGGTTGTGAAAGCCAGGGGCTTTATTTGCCCCTCCTGTAACGGGAGTGGCGGTTTCCAGGAAGAAATAGGGCGTGACGATTACAGGTGGAAGACTTGCCCCCGTTGTGACGGGACGGGTAGAATGAGGGCTGTCGTTACGGTGGACTGGAAAGCGGATTACGACTCTTGAAAACCTATGGTCCGAAAATGCCGGACAGCAGGTTTGGTCTGACAATGATTAATTTTTAAAACAGAGGAGAAATGATGAACAGTATTTTAAACAGGTTAAAAAGAAAAGCAGATCGACCGAATAAGACGGACGAACTGTTACCAAAACGGGAGAGAATGATCCCACCGCATATCGTGGTCTGCAAGGTCTGCGAGGGCAAGGGGACGAAAGAGGGCGCGACCTGCCCGCAGTGTAAAGGTTCCGGGCGTGTGATCGTATCGTGTGAGGTAACAACTTATGTATCGGCTTATGTGCCAGAAAACGATTAAAAATAATCAGTCATGGAAGAAAAAGTAAGAATAGTAATGGAATTGGATAAGAACGTGGTTCAGACAGCGTGTTTTTTAGCTGATATAAACCTGTCGGATGAAGTCTGGCAGAAAATGGTTGCAGAACCAATTCTTTTCCCCATGGAACTTGCGGGAGAACAAAAAAAGGAAATGGAATTGGGAATAGCAATGGCTGCTTTGGGTTTAACACTACAAAAACAGGAGGAAACAGAATAATTATGGGTTATGATTTAATACCAAAAAAAAAGGGGGTCGATTGTAAAAGCGGAATGATATTTACATGGCCCGTCATACTGAACGAAACCGGTGCTTGCTACCTGTTCGGCTATGGGGACCACACATTTTCTCCGGGAAAATATATTTATGTCGGTTCCCGGAAAGATGGCAGTCCGGTAAGCAATGACGGATTTGAAGTCACAAAAGAAGAAGCCTGTATCATGGCGAGGCTCTTTAGGGGGTATGTCTCTGTAAAAAGGGAGTTGAAGGAAGAATGGGACCAACTGTCGGAACAGGGACAAATCAAGATCAAATCCATGTTAGGGGAAAAAGCGGAACCACCGGCTGAAGAGTTCTTACATAAGATAGAAATGCTGGCAGATTTCTGTGAACAGTCGGAAGGCTTTAATATCTGTTGAATATGAATGCGACAGATCAAGCCAAATTATGCAAGGCAGGTTATACCATACTTCGCCGGATGGATTATCCTTCTCCATGCATAAAATTCAAAAGTGAAGCCAATCCGCATAGCTGGAAAAGATACGGCGATTATTACCCCAGCAAAGCGGAAAGGGACAGGAGCATGAAACGTTTATTGCAAAGCAACGATATAATAGAGGATTGAATTATGAACATGAAAGATTTAGGACTGGTTCCCAGTGTGGCACAATGCGCCAAAGATGCCGAAGGAACGGCGGAAATTATCAAGGAACAAATCCCACGATTGAGAAGCAGAGCCAAAAAACGGCAAAGTGAGAGAAGCCTTGAGTTTTTCGAGGCGGTGGTTTACCACTTGAAACGATTGCAACAGTTGGAATCGACGAAATAACCGGATAATAATTAGCAATCGGCGGAACAAAAAGCTGTCCCGCCGATTGTTTTTTGGGGTGATTGGTTTAAACAAACTTAAAAACCGTCTGTTCCAAACAAACTTAAAAGCTAATGCCGCCGTAAAATACGGTATAAAGCTGTACTTTTGTATTAAATACATTGATTTATGGCCAAAGGACGAGACAAACAGTTGATCAGAGAACGAAATGAAGCCCTGTGCCGCCGTTACTATTATTGGACGGAGGCGCAGAGCGTCCGCTTTGACCGTGCCCTGAAGATACTCTCCAAAGAGTTCTTTTTGTCGGAGGAGCGCATCATGGCCATTATCCGTGAACGCAGCAAGGTCGATCCGGATATCCACCCGGTCCCCAAAGTCCGTGCGCCCCGTTTANTTATTGGACGGAGGCGCAGAGCGTCCGCTTTGACCGTGCCCTGAAGATACTCTCCAAAGAGTTCTTTTTGTCGGAGGAGCGCATCATGGCCATTATCCGTGAACGCAGCAAGGTCGATCCGGATATCCACCCGGTCCCCAAAGTCCGTGCGCCCCGTTTGACCTTCAAGCAGCTTTCCCTGTTCACGGACGATGCCGGCTATCCAATAGCGCAGATTCATCGCGATAGTTGAACGAGAACACAAATTCATACACCTTGATGTTTCCGGGCAGGGTATAATCCCGGCTTTTGATTCTGACCAGTTCGTCCATGTTCCGGCAGAATTGGAAATTTTGCAGTGTCCGGTATAGTTTCCCGGCCATTTCCATACGTTCCTTGATACGCCCGGTCGTTCCGCTTCCGATGTG